ACCATACGTTGTCTCGCAACAAATACAAGCACTATTTTCAATAAATAATGAGAAACTTTGTAAAGCGTTACGGCACTAACAACTTGCAAGCAAAGAAAGAATCGGATTCGCGGCCCCTACCTCATCGAACAGTAGAGCACACAGTAAGGGAGAAAGGGAGAGCGTACGGGATCACTAGAGGCTCTAGCCGTTAGCCAGGTCGATGCCGTTTAGGTTTCTGGCAACTAGCCGTCCGGATCCGCGCTCGTAATGCATTCTCCTCCCTTAAGCAAAAACCAGCTCACGCGAGCGCCAGGGATAACGAATCTTACTTGCACTAGTCTTATTTCATCTTGTTTGCTTTAATAATTGGGGATCGGGTGAGACAATCCATGTCCCAGGTATCCATGCCGCCTGATGGGTAGGACACTCCATGTCCCAAGCCTGCCTTACTATTGCAATGCAGTTGCTTTGCAGTAGGGGGGAGGGGGTCGATCAGGGGGTGGGGGTAGGGAGATTGAAATTGGTAAAGTGGCTCCTTAAAAATTATTCGTAAATGGCGACCACCCTGCTAGGTAAACTAGCCTCTTAAAAATTATTCCCAAATGGGGGCCATCAAGTTCGTGACGCCACGAAAATGATAGGCTTGTAAAAGAATAGGCTTGACACGTCTTTGTTTTCCCCCTCACACTCCCCCTTTCTTTTAAGCCTTTCTTTTATTTTCAGTTAACAAGCCGCAAGTTTAATGTCTAAACAAGACGTAAGCCCAATTCTCCTCACTTCTTTAATAGAAGCGAATAGTCGTGCTCTGGAGGCACAACAGCCTGAAAAGGGGATGCTTTGCTTGGAGTTGCTGGCTAGTGGGGGTAATTGGGAAGAGATAGCGGAGGCTACTGGGTTTTCGTTTAGCCAAATTAGTCGCATTAAGGCCAGACATGAAATGGCGATTGATGTGCGGAAGAAGCAGCTTGCGGCTGATGGATTTGAGCTGGCGGAAGGAATGCGGCTTCTGATGAAGCAGAAGATGGCTATGCTGGCAGATAATCCAGATGCTTTGGCGAAGGTAAGCATTAAAGACCTAGCCCTGTCCTATGGCATAACCATTGATAAGGGTATGCAGGCTCTTGGAGAGAACAAGATGGTCATTGAGCACAAAGCAGGGAAGCCAAGCCTAGAGGATGCTATGAAGGCCATTGAGGAAGCTAGAGCCGCGCTTCAGAAAGAAGCCATAACGGTATGATCGCTCCTGCTAACGCATGATCTGGAAAGCCCACCCCATTCTCACTCCTCCTACGAATGAGGAGATGGCTAAGATGAAGCCTGAGACGCTTGCCAATCTCTACGACATCTACCATCAAGCCATTGAGAATAGTCAGCGCGACCCCTATCGCTATGGATTTAAGCTGCCGCATTGGAAGAAGGCAGAGGAGTTGCTTGAAGAATTTAATGAATTGCTTGTAAGTGGCGGCAATCGCTCTTCTAAGACGACGTGGGCAGCTACGGCTGTTGTTAGGGCTGCGATGGAGAATCCAGGTAGCGTCATTATGTGCTTTGCCCAGAATGCGGATGTTTCGATTCGCCAGCAGCAGAGCGCCATCTATGATGCGTTGCCAGAAGAGCTGCGTAAGAAAACGCTGAGTGCGGAAGAGAACATTAGCTACACACGCAAGAATGGCTTCTCTAAGAGCAGTCTCATTCTTCCAGGCACCAAGAGCCACATCATCTTCAAAACCTATGCCCAATTCCTCAACAACGACACCATCTTGGAAGGCGCAGAGCTTGGCAGCCGTGAACCTGTTTGGCTTAACATCGGCGCTTGGTGTGACGAGTATCTTATTGGCCCTGAGCTCCTCGCTACTCTTAGGTTTCGTCTTGCTACAAGAAACGCTAAAATTATTGTTACGTTTACTCCCATTGACGGTTACACGGAAGTTGTACGAGACTATCTTGAAAAAGCACGAACAGTTGAAACTAAAGTTGCAGAACTTTTAAACGATAGGCCCGTGCCGTTTGTTCAGCACTCGGCCAATCGCAATAGCGGCATCATCTACTTCCACTCCAAGGACAATCCGTTTGGTGGGTATGAGCGTATTGCTCAAGACCTGAAGGGACGCAGCGAGGAAGAAATCCTTACTCGTGCCTATGGCATTCCAACCAAGAGTGCTTCTACGCGGTTCCCTATGTTCTCGCGTGAAGTGAACGTCATTAAGCATGAGTCCATTCCCAAGGACTTAACCCGCTACATGATTCTTGACCCTGCTGGTCGCAAGAATTGGTTTATGTGCTGGATTGGCGTGGATGCTAGTGAAACCTACTACGTCTATCGTGAGTGGCCCGATGTTAATGTTGGGGATTGGGCCAAGTGGCATGGAGGCAAGTGGATTGGTGGCGAAGGCAGCAAAGGGTTGGGCTATGGCATCAAAGACTACGTTGAACTCATTACACGCTGCGAGAGCGACAACGGAGAGACAATCACCGAACGTCTCATTGACCCTCGTCTTGGTGCAGCCAAGTACCAAGCTCAGAACGGGGCGAGTAGCATCATCGAGGACTTAGCAGACAACGGCCTTACGTTTATTCCTGCGCCCGGCTTAGACATTGAGGATGGCATTCAGGCCATTCAGACAAAGATGGCTTACAATCGTAAGCTAAAGCTCGATAGCCTTAACAGGCCGCACTTCTACGTCTCCGACAGGTGCGAGAACATCATTACAGCCTTACAGGAATACACGGGAGATGGCGGCAGCGATGAAAGCTGGAAAGACCCTGTGGACGTTATTCGCTATGCGTGCATAGACAACATTCGTTTTGTAGATGAAACAACCCAACCCAAAACTCGCTCACGAGGAGGATACTAATGAAAGCCAAATCAGTTAAGATTAAACTCAAGTCCATTGAGGAGCTGAACGCGGAAAGTCCAGACAAGCCCAAGTTCTTGCGTGCCGTCGTTCAATGCCAAGCCCGCAATCCACAATGGGTGTTCGCATCTGTTGATGGCGTGGAAGGTAAATGTGCCGTTGCCATTCCGCGCAAGCTGACAGGCAAGCTAGATGGCAAAGTCATTAACGTAGAAGTAATTAAAGATGAAACAGGCACAACCTACCGACACGAGTTCCTTAGTTCCTGATATTACGTTAAGTCGTAAGTGGCTGTTAGAGCAAAGCGATAGGTTGCTTTGGCATGAGCATGAGAAGCGTGTGCGCGAAAAAAACACGGCTGAATTGTTTCCGGATGAGTTGTCAGATAAGATAGGTCGTTCACAAGAATACGTCTGTGGCATAATTAAGAACGCCATATCCCATGCCAAGAGTAATAAACTCAAAGAGTTAAATGAAACCCGTAACATGGTAACATAAAGAACGCAATCTCCACGCTAAATTATGCAAGAAACTCCACAGCAACACGCCCTGACCTTTGTAGAAAATGATGGCCCTAACGTCGTTGCTCTAAAAGCTGCATACGACAGGACAACCACAGAACTCGGCACCTACTTCAATCAGTGTGTGAATAGCAGCGACTATCGCCGTTGCTATTGGCCTGGAAAGTCGAGCGACCTTCGCAAGCATGGCGGTGATGCTTTCCCGTGGGAAGGCGCGTCTGATACGGAAGCCCGTGTCATTGACGAGAAGATTAGCACCTACGTTTCCATTTTTACTTCCTCGTTGGCAAAAGCCAACATCCGTGCCTATCCTGTTGAATACAGCGATGAAGGCCGTTCGCGTGTTACCAGTGCATTCCTCAAGTGGATGCTGTCCACCTACATCCCACGTTTCAAAGAGGAGATGGAGCTTGGAGGTAATTACCTGTTAGAACGTGGCCTGATGGTCACATACGTTGGCTGGGAACGTATGGAGAAGAAGTTTTTACAGAAGATTGATTTGCAGCAAATCGCGGCTACGAGTCCAGAGCTGGCTCAGCTCATCATCGAGGGCAAGAATGACAAAGATGTCATTGCTATGCTCCGTACCGTCTATCCAGACGTAATTGAAAGCCGCGCCAAGAAAGCTCTGAATGAGCTTCGTAAGACGGGAGTTAGCGAACTCCCAATCAGCAGACTTAGCGTTGATCGTCCCTATGTTCAATCATGTGCTCCAGATGGAGATGTATTCTTCCCATCCTATTGCTTAGACCCTCAACGCGCACCCTTTGTTTTCTATCGCACGTTCCTCACTGTTCAGGAAGTGCTATCTCGCGTGGCCTCCGATGGCTGGGACGAGAGCTGGGCTGAGTATGTCGTTACGCACTTCCGTGGGGTGAACACCTACAACATGGAAAGCGTCTATGGTACACGCTCTACGGGCCTTTCCAAGTATCGCCAGCAATACAACGCCGACGAACTCATTGAGATTGTGTACGCCTTCCAACGCCTCATCGATCCAGAAGACGGCAGCGAAGGCATCTATCGCACCATCATGCACCCCAAGTTCACGGGCGCTGCGGATGTGCAACCCTACGCTAAATTTGAATTGCTGAACGGGTACAACGACTACCCATTTGTTGTAACCCGTTTGAGCAATGACTCTAAGCGGATGTATGACATCCAGACGTTCCCTGAGCTGCTTCGTGGCTATCAGGACAGCGTTAAGACCGAGCGCGATAGCCGTACAGACCGCAACAGCATGGCTACGCTGCCTCCCATCATGCACCCCGTGGGCAATCCTCCTGCGGATTGGGGACCAGGTCGCTTTGTTCCCTATCGCCGCGCTGGTGAGTTCTCGTTTGGCCCCGTGCCGCAATACAACCCCGGCAGTGTTGAGATGGAGAAGACAATGCTTCTCGCGGCTGATGATCTCGTTGGCCTCAATCCCGCCAATCCGCTTACATCGGTTCGCCAGCAATTCTTTGTTTCTAAGTTCCTCAACCACGCCCGCGATGTTCTGAAGATGGCATTCAAGTGCTATCAGCGTTTCGGCCCAGACGAAGTGTTCTTCCGCGTTACAGGCGTTGCTGACCCAATGCGCTTCAACAAGGGCAATCCTGATGAAGACTTCGACATTACGGTTAGCTTTGACATTCTGAACAACGATCCCGATACACAGGAAGCCCGTATGCAGCAGTTTGTCAGCTTGCTCCAGTTGGACAAGAATGGCCGCATTAACGCCGACGCTCTCCTTGAGGCGATGGCTTCGTCCATTGACCCCGTTATGGCTGATGCCATCTTGCAGCCCGCTGAGCAAGCCCAGCAGCAAGTGGTTAAGCTGGTCACGGAAGACCTTTCCAAGATTTATGCTGGCATTGAGGTGGGAGCACGTCCTAATGGCGCTCAAATCGCCTTGCAGGTGGTTCAGCAGTATGCCCAGCAGCCTGACGTTGCTCAACGCTTACAGCAAGACGAGAGCTTCCGCGCTCGCCTTGAGAAGTATGTCAATCAATACCAATTTGCTTTACAGCAGATGCAGAATGCTCAGATTGGCAAGCTAGGCACAGCCCCCGCGCAGATGGGTGAAATGACCACGCAGGGTATGCAACAACAATAATTTATGGCACTATTCGGAAACTCGCGTCACCCGCTTCAGCAACAGCTAGACTACCTGGCCGACAAGGAACAGTTCTTGGACTTTCTCGACTATGTAGCGGCTGGACGTGAAGCAGCGATTGGACAACTCCATCGGGCTAACGAAGGCCGTATTCGTGAGATTAGTGGGCGTATTCAGGCGTTGGATGAAATCCTTACAACCTGCAACTACATGGCCCTGTCTGCGAAACGCATCAAACGACTCTGAACATTATTCTGCGGGGTGCTACAATAAAGCCTCGCAATTCTTAGCGGCGTAAAGGCTAAGGAAAAATAATGTCTAACGAAGTCCAAACGGCTAACGCTGGAGCCGCCCAAAAACCAGTGAATCAATCCAACATATCTGCGAGCAACTTTGTTGCTCAACGGTATAAAGCCCAAATGGAGGCTGCTAAGGCGCAAAAATCGCCCCCGCCACCGCCAGTTGAGGAGAAGCCAATTCCTGAGCCTGAAGCTGCGGAACCTATTGAACAGAATCAAGAGCCTGTTCAAGAAACGCCACAAGCCGATGTTCAAGAGGAAGCAAAAGTTCTTTCTAAGGACGTTGAGATAGAAAACATGAGTGAAGCGGAGCTTAAAGAGCTTGCGTCTAAACTCGGAAGCAAAGCTGTTGCTCGGTTCGGTGAACTCACCGCCAAGCGCCGCGCTGCTGAAGAGCAACTGGCACAACTCCAAGCTGAACTCGCTCGTCGTGAAGAAGCGACTCCACTAGAAGCTAAAGTGGAAAACAACCCCTATTCCTCCGTTGCTACACCAGAAGAGCTTCAAACGAAGTTCACTGAGGTAAACGAAGTTATTGATTGGGCTGAAGACCTTCTTGACCGTAGTGAAGACCTTGCTGCCGACGACGTTGTTGCTAACGTCAATGGCAAGGAATACACTAAACGCGACGTAAAAGATGCTGCCAGAAAGGCTCGTAAAGCGCGAGATACCTATCTGCCGGCTCAACATAAGGAAATTAAACTTGCACAAGATCGCACAGTCTTGCGTCAAGCCCTAGTTGAACGCTCCAAAGCGGAGCTATCTTGGATGCAAGGCGAAGACAACGACATCCGTAAGCAATATGAGGCAATGATGAGTGATGAGCGACTGAAGGGCTTAGAGAAAGCTCTGCCCGATTTGGCTCCACAAATCCCATATCTCTTAGCTCATGCGGCCAATAGTCTGTATGCTCGTAAACCAGTGGACGTTAAACCGTCCGTTAAACTGGCCCCGAACAGCCCGATTACTAGCCAGTCTGCCGAGTCCCTAAAACCAGAAGCCCGTCAAAACAAGGCTTTGAAAGACCTTAGTGAACGATTTGGAAAATCGTCTAGCTATAAGGACTTCACCAAACTTCGTGCTCTTCAACATACCAAATCTTAATTTTTTAATATCATGGCCTTTTCTAACACCTATTCCGTCACAAATCCCGGCTCTGCCGTTTCCAATCGCGAAGACCTCACAGATGTCTTGACGATCCTTGCTCCCGAGGAGACACCGATCACATCGCTCGCCAAAAAGAGCAAAGCTACCGCCACTTTCAATGAGTGGACGGTTGATACCCTCGCTGCTCCAGTCACTGCTGGCGTGCGCGAAGGTCAAGACATCTCGTCCTTCACGGACAAATTCTCGGGCCGCGCTCGTCTCGGTAACTACATCCAACTGTTCCAAAAGAACTACATGGTGTCGCAACTCCAAGACGCCGTTGAGTCCGTTGGCCCAGCGAAGATTGCTGAAGCCGAAGCGAAAGCTATCCGCGAAATGAAGCGCGACATCGAAGCCACTGTTGCTGGTACACAAGACCGCGCCGTGGAAGATGGCAGCACGACAGCCTACGCCCTCCGTGGTCTCGGCAACTGGCTCTCGTCCAGCGGCCCTGCGGATGTTCCGTCGAACTATCGCACACCTGCTGCGTCGATCAACGGCTCTGGCACCGCTCTCACTGAGTCCGTGTTCAACAGCCTCGTTGCCTCTATCTTCACACAGACAGGCACCGTTGACGCCCTCACGCTCGTTGCTGGTACGACCCTCCGTCGCACCATCTCTGGCTTTGCCCGTTCTGACGGCAACTCCAGCGAGAACGTGTTCCACGTCAACCAGATGGCGACCGACAAAGAGATCACCCTCTCGGTCAACACCTACGACAGCGACTTCGGCCTCATCACCGTTATCAACGGCAACCCTGCTTGTATGCCTTCGGCTACGACTGGTTACCTCATCAACCCCGACTACATCGGTATTGCTGAGCTGATGAGCATCGGCAGCACCCGTCTGCCAAATCAAGGCGGTGGCGAACGCGGCTTCATTGACGCGGCGCTCACGCTCCAGGTTCACTCGCCCCTTGCTCACGGCAAGATCACGGCGATTGCCTAATAAGCAGTTAGTCTAACCCCCCGAGGCTTGTGTGGTATAATCCGCACAAGCCTTTTTTATGGAAATTATTACCAAATTGCCTCGGAGTTCCAATGGTGACGCTGACCGAGCGTTAATCAATGAACTGCGTTATGGCGTCAAACTCAAGGAGGCTTGGGAGAATGAGCGCGAGAAGATTTGCGCCCAACACGCCGACAAGATCAAGAACGCTCAGAAACACGGTTTTAAGAGCCTTCGTTGCGTTGCGGTTACCCCAGCATGGGAATGGTTCAATATGCGTAATAAATACGGCGCAGAGGCCATGCGTGACCGTGGCTTTATGAAAGACTATCAGAAACGCTTCCCCCACCTCAGTCCCAATAAAATCTAATGGCTAACGGAACATACAGCGACCTAATTCTTCGGGTACAAGCCCTAGCGGGCGTAAGCGACTTTACCGCTACCGAACTCACGTTCCTTAACAGCCTAGTCAATCGTCGGGCTAATTTGGCCTACGAAGCTACGGACTACTGGCCTCGCTATCTCGTTGCAGGGGAACTTCGCAACCTATACACGACCACCGTTAGTGCTGGCTCGTTTGTTGTTGGAACCACCTACACCATCCTTAGCGTTGGAAACACCAACTTTGTTGCCATTGGCGCGGCCTCTAACACAGTGGGCGTGGTCTTTGTTGCAACGGGTGCAGGTAGTGGAACAGGAACGGCTACGCTTAACAGCAACATCGTTCCCTTTACACAAACTGGCAAGAACACTATTGACACATTTTTGCGTATTCATAAGACCTATCAGCCATTCTATCTTTATTCGGCTGTTGAACTTGAATACTACGTTAATGCTGATGGCGCTCACTTGGTTGGCGACACGGCTCCTTCTACCGCCACCTACGTCACTTACAAGATGGTTTGGGATGGCCCGTACAGCACGACAAGCACAAACATTCCTAGCGAATGGTTTGACTACATTGCTCACGCTGTTTACGCTGATTTCCTGCGTCAAGATGGTCAAAATGAGAAAGCAATCGTTGAGGAAAATGTCGCAAAAGGCATTCTTGATGACCAACTTCAAAAGACCGATGTTTCCCGCGCCACTGGTATGATGGCTCATCGTATCTCAACCCATAATTCCCGCTCCTTCCGCCGATGAATAGTTTTGTTGTTAATCTCTATCCTAAACCTAATGGTACAGCCGCTGGTCAAAATTTGACCGTAGCTGGAACAGCCGTACAATTTGACTCAACTAACTTTGATTACAAGACAAATGCGTTTTTTGTCACAGTACATACAGCCGCAGTAGTTGTTACATTTGATGGTACAACTCCAACGACTACCAATGGTCATGTTCTTCCTAGCGGTTGGTATGGTTGGTGGAGCAAAGATGCTGTTCTTTCAGCTAAATTGATTCGCCATACTGGCTCATCTTCTCAAGTAACCATCAGTCAATTTACTAACTAATATGTCTAACGCAAAAGTAGTTAATGGGCCAATGCAGGTTATTCCTGTGTCTGGTACTACCCATCGCAACCTAACAGTTAGTTCCAGTTCTACCAATTTCATTGGCGCGGCTTTGAATGCCAATACAAGCCATGTCTATTGGACACTTGCTGGTGCGGATATGCGTTTTACAATTGATGGCACAACCCCCACCACAACCGATGGTCACATCATCAAGGATGGTAATAGTGGCATCTGGAGCAAAACATGGGCCCAGTCCGTCAAGGTAATTTCTGTTAGCGGTTCTGGCGTCTTCACGATTAGCGAACTCAACTATCTCTAAAATGTCCGGCTTATTTGACCAAATCACCAATTATTCTCCGCCCCTTCTAACTGCCGGACAGGTCAATTACAAGGGGACATGGGATGCGACTGCTAATTCTCCTACGCTAACAAGTCCTCCTGCATCTACGAGCAAGGGTGACTACTACGTTGTCAGCGCGGCTGGAACACAGTTTACAATTAGCTTTGCAGTGGGTGACTGGATCATCAGCAATGGAACAGCCTGGGAGAAGGTTGATTTGACAGACGCTGTTTCTAGTGTGTTTGGTCGCACAGGAGCAGTTGTTGGGGTTAGCACGGACTATTCGGCTGTTGGCATCACAAACACAGCCATTGGTGCCACAAACCCATCTACGGGTGCTTTTACTACCGTAACAGCATCTTCCACTATTTCGGCATCCAATTTTAGCGGCAGTTCTAGTGGCGTAAACACGGGCGACCAAACTACCATTACAGGCAATGCTGGTTCTGCCACTGTTCTACAAACATCTCGCAACATCCACGGTGGCTCGTTCAACGGTAGCGCGGATGTCACGAATGTAATTACTGGCACTTACGGCGGCACAGGCGTAAACAACGGCGCGAACACGATTACGATTGCGGGCAACGTGACGCACGCTGGCGCGTTCACGCAGTCGTTTACGGCTACGGCTAACACGGCCCTGACGCTGCCTGTCACGGGCACGCTGGCGACCTTGGCTGGCTCGGAGGCGTTGAGCAATAAGACCATTACGGCGTCTGCCTTTAACGGCACGGTGGGCGCGACGACGGCATCCACGGGCGCGTTTACGCAGTTAACTGCTTCGTTCCTCGCTGCCTCTGGCCCTCTTGCTTCGTTTTCAGTCGCACAAGGACTGTATGGTTACTATTCTTCTGGGGGTGTTCTTGCGGCATATTCCAATAATACTGGCACACTTGCATCATTAACCTTAAGCGGTTCGTCTATTGATATTCGCCCTGCGGGTTCAACCGTTGGAACCTTCTATTCCACCGGACTCGCTGTCACAGGTGCTCTTTCAACCCTAGCGACCAATGGCGTAAACGTATTTGAGTCCGCTGGCATTTCTTCTGTTGGTCTGCAATTCAAGACAAACAGCACCAATCGCTTTAAGATTGAGACGCCAAGTGCGAGTGCCGATTTGGCTTTCTATGCTGGCGGCACGACGGAAGTTGCTCGCTTATCCTCAACCGGACTCGCGGTTACTGGCCCAGCAAGCGTCACCAGCTTCACTGGAACCTCCGCTTTAGGCGTTCGCATTACTGGCTCAACATCGACCAACGATTACTCGGGCATTGATTTCTCGGCAAACAATCAAGCACCTCGCGCACGCATTGGAGCCTATTATTCCAACAACGGTTCTTACTTAGTGTTCGGCACGTCGAACAGTTACGGCAGTGGCATCACGAACAGCGCGATGACCATTGATTATAGTGGCAACGTCATTGTTAGTACACTTGGAACAGGTCTTGTTTATTCCAATAGTGGAACGCTAACTAGTACCAATCCATCGGATGCTCGTCTCAAAACTGACATTGCTGATTTGGGTTATGGGTTGTCCTCAATTCTTGCGTTACGTCCTGTCTCTTACAAATGGAAATCAGACATTGTTAATCAAGGAACGCAGTTCGGTTTTATCGCTCAAGAAGTTCAGACGATCATGCCTGATCTGGTTAAAGAATTTGAGACGACGGAAAACGGTGAAACAGTAACTCGTTTAGGTCTGGAAAAAGAAGGCATCTATGCTGCGCTGGTTAAAGCTGTTCAAGAACTGAACGGCTTGAACGCAAATCTAGTTGCCCAAGTCGCGGCATTGTCTCAACGTGTCGCCGCACTCGAATCCAACTAATAACATGACTACCGAACAAGCCCTCAACAACCTGTACGCCGCCGCCCGCCTCGCTCCTCTGCCAGCCGAGCAACACGAAATTCTCCGCAAGTCTGTGGAAGTGCTCGTTGATGCTCTGAAGCCTAAGGAAGAAAAGAAAGCCGAATGAGATGAGTGGCACCTCAGATGTTAATTGGCGTAGCTATGTTGGGCCACAAGACAACGGCTATACCATTACGCCTGAGGATTGGCAGGCTCCAAGCGATCCCATGCAATGGGACGACTTGTTTAAGTGTTCCAACTTGAGCAACTTCACGGCTAGTGGCTTGGTCATACCCGCTAGTCGTGAAGACTCCATTGATTGTGTGCGCGGAAACGCCTATTCATTCCAATCCTGCGTCATTCAAGGCTCGGTTACGGTGAAGGGAGCCATTGACGGCCTAAAGCTCAAGAACTGCGTTATAAGCGGGACAGTTGAGCTAGGTCAATATGACAACTACTGGACTAAGGGCCGCGCCCCTACGCGCAATGTGTCATTGGTCAACTGCTGCTCACCTGATGGCAAGCCCATCCGTGTTAAGCTGTGGGATGCCGAGATGCCAGTGGTGCAAAATACCAACGTAAAGGTGATTAAGATGCCAAAGTGGCTCTGGTTACCCTACTTCATTTTCCGTCGTCTAACCAATCCTAAAGCCGTATGAACATAGCCGAAATGCTTTTTAACGCTGCCTCTGGTGGCGTATTAGGGTCTGCGCTTCATGTGGTTACGGACTACTTCGATACGAAGAATAAGGTGACAATGCTTAAGGCTCAGATGGATGCGGCTGAAAAAACGGGGGCCTGGAACGCTTTCATAGAAAGCCAGAAGACCGATGCCCCCATTGTTATCCCGGTCAATGCTTCGCCTTGGGTTACGGATTTCTACTTAACAGTTGAAGCCCTAAAACAACTCACTCGCCCGCTTTTGGCATGGATTGCCATCATCATTATCGGAGGAGCCTACTTCTCAGGCACTGAAGCCCAGCAAGCAGCCATGCAACCGGAGGTGTTGTTTGGCTCGTTTACTGCGATTTTCTGGTACTTCGGCGCACGCTATTCCCGCACTTCCAAATGAACACGCATGAAAAAGACATTCTTGTGGCTGCCACCCCCACGGCAGCATCTCTCACTTTGAGTCAAATTAACAGCCTTGTCGGTATTATCGGCGGGCTCATTGGTATTGCCTACCTCATCTGGAAGTGGAGGAAGGAAGCCAATAGGGGCTAAAACCCCATTTCCTTGCGTTTTAAGGCCATTATTCCTATGAACCCACGCAATCTACCTTGCAACAGCCCAAGACGCGATATAAGCGGCGGAAAGAAGTCTGTCGTTCGTGCCTGTGCTAACGGTAAGTCCAAAGTCATTCGTTTTGGCGATGCCAATATGACCATTAAGAAGTCTTCTCCAGAACGTAAGAAGTCCTACTGCGCTCGATCTGGCGGCATTAAAGGCACGTCTAACAAGCTCTCGGCCAACTATTGGAGTCGGCGGGCATGGTCGTGCTAAAATAGTGTCATGGTTTACACCACCAAAACTGCACAAGTCTCCGTTTCTGGAGATGCTATTCAATTTAAGTATGGCCAAAAGCCAGCTAAACCCGACAGCGGCCTTAAAACCGTCGTTCGTCAACCCAACCCAAGCAAACGTAAGGCAATCAAATGAGCGTTAAAGGCGAAAAATATGCTTCCCGCAAACAGATGGTGAAGCACGAGAAGATGGAAGGCAAAAAAGAGCGTATGATGGAATACGGCCCTAAAGGTAAGGGCTATGGCAAAGCTCAATACGGCAAGCGCAAAGCCTGCTAATATGCCCCTCACTAAGAAAGGCAAAGCCATCATGAAAAACATGGTGGCTGAGTATGGCCCTAAGAAAGCCAAGGAAGTCTTCTATGCCTCGGCCAACAAAGGCCGCATTAAGGGCATTGATTATCGTCGCAAGACCCATAAATAAGGCGTTTTGCTCGTCGCGTTGCTGGTAGAATGGGCTAAATGCCTCGCTACACCACATACGGACGTTTGGACAGTCAGCAAGTTGATGATGGAGATACAGCTTTTCAGCGTATCAACAGCCGTTTACGTCCCGATCAGTTAAAGCCAGGTGAAGTGGCGGCCAGTCAGAATGGCCGCATGGATGTTGATGGGGCTTGGCAGGTGCGTAAAGGCATCTCTGTCTTTGGCCTGCCCATCACCACAGGAACTCGGGCTTTAACAGTTCCGTTCTATCTCTACGCCAATAAGACCATTTCTAGCGCAACCCGCGCTACTACAACCGTTACAGTTACAACGAGCACGGCTCATGGATTTGTATCTGGAACGCTTGTCCACATCTTAGGATTGGTTGGTAGTGTTGCCGCTGATGGCAATCGCACAATTACATCTACGGGTAGTAACACCTTTACGTTCACTGTTGCTGGAGCCACAGGTAGCGAAACCTACACCATCGCTGGCACCAACCACGCTGGCGCTCCCATCCTTGATGATAGCTCGATTAACGGCGTTTATGGAAGCTGCTTGTTTTCCGATCCGGCAACCAACAACACGGAATACATCGCTTTAGCCACGAATAGCTCGCTAAACCTCGTTAAATTGAGTGATGGTAGCAGCACACAAATTTCTTACCCATCCGGTGTAACCATCTCTACGGATGTCAATCTTGTCCAAGCGTTCAACTATCTGTTCATCTTCCGTGATGGCTTAACAGCCCTGCAATGGGATGGCAATTTCTCTTCGCCTACGTTTGTCTTGGTTGATAATGGTGCGTACACCCAGCCCGTCATCTATCAGGCTACAAATAACACGGTTATTTCGTCTGGTGTGGTTACAGTAACGGCCAGCGGCCATACCGTTCAAATTGGCGACCTTGTTCGTGTCAGCGATAGGGGCACTACGGGCCTCAATAGCCTTGAGGAATATCGCGTTTACGACACAACCTCCACTACGTTCAAATTTAAGGCCGATTGCGCCGATAGCGCGGCTACCACCGTGGCTGTGGGTCAACGTCAGTCTATTGGGCTTGGATTCACCCATATGCCCTGCCCCGATTGGGCCATCTACCATCAACGTCGTCTGTGGATGCCGTTTAAGTATCTGTCCACAGGAACGTCTGGCAGCCCAACCATTACAGCCCGAAACATCTCGGATGAAATCATTGCTTCCGACATCCTTGACCAGAACACTTATGACCAAATCGAAAATCAGTTCCGTATTGCTTCTGGTAGTGCTGATTATCTGGTGGCGCTTCAACCCTTTGCAGAAGACAACCTAATTGCATTTACCCGTAACAGCATCCATCTTATTAGTGGTGTTGGGGCAGACTTGGGTAATGCCGTTGTGCGTGAAATTACCCGTGAAGTGGGCTGCTGCGCCCGTAAGTCCATTGCTCAAGTGGGCAGCAAAATCATGTTCCTGTCGGACAACGGTGTTTACGGCGTTGAGTTTGACCAGCTTTACAATCTTCGTGGCGTTAGTGTTCCATTGTCTGAGGCCATCAATCCGACCATTAACAACATTGATCCGCTTTACATTGACAATGCCGTAGGTATCTACCATGACAATCGTTACTATCTTGCTGTAACTCCCAAGGGCAGCACAGAGAACAACATGATGCTTGTCTATAATTTCCTTAATGATGGTTGGGAAAGCGTCGATTACATCAATCAGCGCGGCTGGAACATCAAGAACTTCATTCGTGCTGGCGCTGGTGGCTTGAACAGTCTTTATGCCGTTAATGAACTTGGAGGCATTCACTTGATTGATGGCGGAACAGCAGCAGTTGATACCTTGGCTCTAGCCGTTGGTGAAGGCACTGCCCAATATAGCATTAGCAGCTTCTTGAACACGCGCCAATATACCTTTGGCACAATGGATCGAAAGAAGTTCAATAGCTATGAGCTTCACATTGAAAGTGCTTCCGAAATTGAGTCTGATGCCATTATGACAATGGAAACAGAAAATCTTGATGGCACAGAGATTTACGGTAGTATTTCCAGCATCATTGGTGCTCCTATTCCATCTGGTGAGGATGAGTCTATCCGTGGTCGTCTAGGCAACAAACGAGCCTACGGAGCACAAATTGGTGTCACTCCTACCACTGGTCGTCCTAAGATTCGCGCAGTTAAAATTACGGGTATGCTTGCATTCTCGTCCACAACTTCTGCCTCCTAATGTCTGACATCAAAAAGGGTTACACCTTCACGGATAAGTCCACGGATTGGGCTTCCAACAAGGACACGGCCATTCGTCTGAATAAGATGATGGATGAGGCCGAGGTTAACTTATTGGCTGGGTCTAACATTACGATTAGTCGCGGACTGGATGGCATTACGATTAACGCTGCAACAAGCGGTGGCTCTACCAATACCATCCTAAATGGCTCTGGTGCTCCTAGCTCTGGCTTGGGCAATAACGGCGACTTCTACATTGATACGACTGCCAATGCTATTTACGGCCCTAAGACGTCTGGATCTTGGGGAAGTCCAACATCCATCGTAGGCACCAACGGTACGAATGGAACCAATGGAAGCGTCTGGTACACGGGTAGCGGTGTTCCTTCTGCTGGATTGGGCGTAAACATCGACTTTTATCTCCGCACGACCAATGGAGATGTCTATTCCAAGGCTTCTGGCTCTTGGGTAGTAACTCAAAATCTTACAGGCCCAGCGGGCAGTAGCAGTGCTCCTGTCGGCGTTGCCAATCGCGCTGCTTTGCGTGCTTATACAGGTGCTGTTGATAAGCAATTCATCGTTGAGGCGGCTTATGGTGGCACTCCAGGTGATGGCGGTGGCGGCCTTTGGCAATTTGTGGCTAGCGACAACTATTCCGTTGATAATGACGGTACGTTAGTTGTCCCAGGTGGTGTTTATGGCACAGCAGCAACGGCTGGTTGCTGGCATAGAGTTGGCGTTGGCACGCAGGGTAATTCTGTTGTAACTGGAACCAAGCTGGACGTTCGTTGGTTTGGCGCTATTCCAGATAAGGGCACTGACTGCGCGGCTCCTTTTGTCAGGGCGTTTAACAGTTTAAAGGTTGGTTCAGCTAAATTGGACGGAGCTATCTATGCTCCGGCTGGCTACTACGCCTTCTACAACAATATGTTGTTTGATGCTACTGGCCTAGACATTAAGACAGCATTCATTGGTGATGGCCCAAGCGCAACGGTCTTTTACAATAGCCTAACAACTTCTGGCCTAAGCTATTTTATGAAGTTTGTTGGGTTTGATAACCTGACGTTGAGTGGCTTTACCGTTCAGAAGATAACGATTAGTCCTCCGACATACAATCCTGACGCCATCATTCACATTAAGAATGGTCAGTCTGTTCACGTTAATAATGTTGATGGCCGCGACAATGTTGGAACGTCTTTTCTTTGGGAGGCAACAGAAGGTGGCACATGGCTTCAAATGGCTGGGTGCAAAACCTATGGCACAAGCAATGTTGGCACTCAGTTGAAGTGCCTTGGTGGAGCTGGAACAGTTACTGGCTGTTCGTTTAAGACATCCTACTCCACTCCGTGCCTTTGGGTTAATAGCTGTAACAGCATTCAGATTTCAGACAGCTTCTTTGAGGGCGGCGGGCCTTGGAAGTCATTCTCCAGCACCATTACAGGCTCTGGAAGTGCATTTACGGTTAATGCTACGTCTCATGGCTTTAGTGCTGGCGATTACATTGTCATCTCCAACTCAACAGTGGCCGGCTACAATGGTCGTTGGAAGGTTGCTTCAGCGGCTACAAACAGCCTAACGGTTACTTCTACGGTTACAGGCAGCGCAACGGCTACTCTTGGAACGCTATGGAGCTGCGGATTGCTTGGCGGCACTGCTGGTGGTAATGTCACGGAATCCAGCATCGACAACTGCTTGTTCAACACGTCTGGAAGTCCCGGCACTGGATCGGTTGGTCTTTACTTAGATGGCCGAGCTGGAACATCTATTGGTGGCATCAGAATTTCTCAATGCACATGGGACTATGGCCTCACTGGTTTCTTTGCTCATGGCATTACCAATCAAGCCACCAACTGGCTTGGCGGGACTGTTTACAACAGCAACGTCTCTTTGATTTATGTAAATGCTTGCGGGCCTAACGGTGGGCCGCGAGATGAGTTTGGTGCTTTCCGACTAGAGGGCGTTACATCAGTCAATCTTAATGACTGCGCCTGCTTCCCCGGAACCAATCCGCCTACATCTGCTGGTAAGACATTCAATAGCTTGGTAATTAGCGATGGCGGACAGTCCTATTACACCCAAGATATTTCAGTTACAGGCGGCACTTATACCGTCCCGTATTCATCCAGTCTCTATCCATCCGCATCCATCTACGCCTTTGTGTTTGATGGCTCTCGTGTTAAACGAGTAAACATATCTGGAGCTAGTGTTGATACGACCTATGGAAACGCTTATGTGTCCAGCTTTATCAATGGAGCCACGGCATCTAACGGCATATCGATTGTTTATTCTGATGGTTCTGGCTTAATTAACCTTGGCTCTGCGAACATCACAGGTGGCTATGGCGTGTTCAGCATTACACAAACCGATCAAGCCAAGCTAGTTCCTGAGCTTGGTTATGGCACGTCTGGCACCGTGGATGTGCGCCTAGACCTAAAGACTAGCATTTACATTGGACTCACCGGAAACACGACATTCACCTTCTCTGGCATTGCTTCTGGAAGCTACATTTTCCTGACGCTCAAGAACACAACGGGTAGCTCGATAACGCTTAATTGGCCTGCTGTTAATTGGGCTAGCGTGTCCACGCCAACGTCTTTGCCTGCTGGTGGATCGCTTCTCATGCGCGTATTCGCCTTTGGAACAACCTATTCCGATACTTTTGTGGCCTATTAAGCCACCTCTATTCTGTTAAAATACCACCATGCCCATCCTATCCAAAGGTTCTACGTTTGCCACAGGCAATCAAGTCACTGCTGCCAATCTAAACAACCTGGTGGACAACGCTACGTTTGCAGCTGGTGCCGTGGACACGGTTACTACCGAACTGTCTTCTGGAGCCATTGCGGTTAAGAATGGCGGCATCACCCCCACAAAGCTCTCTACGGGCGCTCCGAGCTGGACTAGCGCGGGTAATGTGACGGTTAGCGGCAATCAGTCAATTCAAGGCACTCTGGCTGTTGGCGGCGCGGTTACAACGTCCAATAGTGTTACTTGTGATGGTGATTTGTCTAGCAATGGTGATTTGCGGATGCTTAACACAAAATCCATCATCTCCAGCGGAGCTACTGGTCGCACTATTGCCATGACCACGGGTACAGGTGGTAATGCCATTAAATTTGGCTTTCAGAACGATATTAGCGGCACATTCTTGCTGGTTACGGTTGACGGTACTAACGAATACAAGGTTGCCTTAACAGCCGTTTAATGACCCCTATTGAGCAAGCCAAGGCTCATTACGTCAAGCATGGGTTGAATTTTGAGCAGGATTTGGGCTATTACTTGGTTAATGCCTACGTTATAGCCGCGCCCGATAGGTTTATGATGTTTAAGCCTGTTAGGGCTGAAATAGGCGAGGCAGACTGGTTTCCAGCCAATCCCGACGCTTGGTATGTCCATTACGCCGCTGGTAAAGGCTGTTTAGAGTGGTTTTTAGGCCAAGCGCCGTTCTACCTGCCAAAGATAGCTTGGATGCGGGATAAAGGGCTTAAAGCGCAACGGTTGGCAGTCTATGACGCTAAGCGGCTTTGTGATAGACTAAAGCACAAATGAGCAGCACGAAAACACCCACTCCACCCCCTGCGCCGACGGGCGTAAATGCGGGTCAATCCATGTTGGAATACCAACAGCAGTTTGGTAATCAAGAGCTTCAGGGGTTGACGTATGGGTTGGAGCAGCAATATCGCCCTAAGTATGCCGCGCTCAACTTGGCGGACATTGCTCAATATCAGCAAGGCGGCATCAATCTTTTGGGTCAAGGCACCCAGCAACTCGGAGCCATTGAGCAGCAAGCTCTGGCCCAGCAACGTGCGGCTGATGTGGCTGCCATTGGTCAATATGGGCAGGGCGTTACAGAAGCCATGCGCCAAGCCGACCCCTATGCCGCTGCCATTGCTCAACAGCAGCAACAGTTGGCCCAACAGCTCTACGGACAGGCCCAAGGACTCACCCCTGAACAACGTCGTTTGGCTGAACAGCAAGCCCGTGCTGGCGGTATGTCTCGTGGTCGTATTGGTGACCAATCGTCGATTGCCGCTGAAATCTTGGGTCGTGAAGGCTCTTTGGCTGCTAAACGTCAGGAAGCTATGGGCGCAGGCCAGCTTGCTCAGGCATACAACCAGCAGTTCTCTAGCCCATTGATGTCCATCTTGGGCCGTCCTTCGTCGGCCATGCAATATGCCCAAGGTCAGCAAGGATTGGCCTATCAGCAAGCGGGTGGGCCTGTTGGCCCTCGTTTCAGTGATCCTAACGCTGGGGTCAATCTCGCTCTCCAGAATCAAAGCAACCTAGCCAACTACAATGCGTCCATCTATGGTGCTCAGGCTGGCCTAGCTGGGGCTAATGCTCAAGCTAAGGGTGCAATGATTGGCGGCGCTCTCGGTGGTCTAGGTGCTCTCGGTGGCGGTCTTCTTGGTGGTATTTACGGCAAGAAATAACTCTTATGGCTTTTCAAACTGGCACACAAGTAAACGCTGGCTTAGGCCGCACAGACTACACTCCATTCTTGCAGGGTGCGCTTCAAGGTGCTCAGGCGCAGGCCCGTGGGAGTGAACTCATTGGTCAAGGATTGGCTAATCTTGGTCAACAAGCTGGTGCAGCTATTAAAGACTATTACGCTAAACAAGAAGCCAAACAAGCAGAAAATGATGCTGTTTCATTGGTTCAAAGCAAAATTGAAAAGAATCCATCATTAGCCGATTTTCTTGGTGTCAAGAAAGACCAAACTGGTGCTTTTGATTCTAAGGCTATTCGTGCAGCTGTTAAAACAGTTGGTGTTCCATCTATTCTTAGCGCGGCTAAGAGTCTTGGTGAAGAAGAAAAGCTGAAGGGCTTGTTTAACGAAACCAATCCTGCTCCTGCTGGTACTGCAATCCAAGGTGGTGCTTCATTTGAGCAACTGCCAACTGATAGTTCAGCTTACAAGACCACTCCAATTGGTGTTCAGCAATTCATTGAACGTGGATTTGCTGTTGGTCTTGATCCCAATAAGATTGCTGGCGTTGCTAACGCTATGGTTAATGCGCGTGAAGCTGAACTTCGTGCTCAACCCAAGCCCCGCGATCCTGCGGAAATTCTTAAACTCAATGCTGAAGTTGATAAACTTCGTGCAGAAGCTCGTCGTGCCGATGCTCAAGCAGCTGCGGCTGGTCAACCAACTCCAGCAACTGCATTGGCTAGAGAGAAATTTAATTATCAACAGACAATAGACGAAGCCAAAAAAGCTGAAGCAGATGCTAATTTGTTAGACCAAGCAGCAGCTCACAAAGCTATGCTTTCTACAACAATTGATAACATCGACCAATCTATCAATTTGCTTAGAAAAGGAGCTGGTGGAACAATTCAAGGATATGCTCCTATTGCTGCGATTGGAGCAGCGCTTCCGTTTGGTGGTGAAAGCAAAATTTTGCTTTCGAAATTGGATAGCATCAAATCCGCTGTAAAACTAGACAACATCATGTCTATGAAAGCTATGAGCAAAACTGGTGCTACTGGTCTTGGTCAAATTAGTAATCAAGAAGGCAGTGATTTGGCTAACAACATTGCCAAGATTGATCCTGCGCTTCCAGAGGAAGAACAAATTAAAAATCTCACAACCATCAAAGAAACATTGCTTAAATTAGGCAAGATTAAGGCTAAAGAAAGCGTTGCGCCAGCAGGTCTGCAAATCCGTTCCATTAAACAAATTAAGGGTTAATAATGCCAACATATCAAATCGAAACCAACAAGGGGACATTTGAAATTGAGGCTAATCGGGAGCCAACCGCTTCTGAGATTGAGTCATACATTTCACAGCAATCGGTTACGCCTGCTGCTACTGCTGCTCCTGTTGAAGCCCAACCAATGGCTCAACAACGCGATCCTTCTACCATTCCTGAGCTTGTTGCTGGTAATGAGCAACAGATGGCGCAGCAACGTGCTCGCAATGTCCAACAACAGCTTGGCCTAGCTGAACCCGTATCTCCAACGGAAACGGTTTCCTTGGCCAACCGATTTGTAGCTGGATTTGCTCCTACTGCTCCTGAAAAGAAAGCCTACTACGAAAGTGAATACGGCAAGGATTCTTTTATTCCACTTAGTAGCAATCGGGCTTTGGTTCGTATTCCTGATAAGACCAATGGTTTCAAATGGGTAGTTGACGATCCCAAAGGTCTTGATGCTGGTGATATAGCTGAAATTGCTTCTAGGGGGCCGGAAATTACTGCTGGCGTAGTTGCTACGATGGCTAGAACACCAGGTACCGCTGGTGGCGTTGCTAAACTCGCCCAAGTGTCGGGTGCTAGTGCTTTGGCTTCCAATGTTTTTGGTGCCTTGCAGGATGCTGCTTTTCGTGGATTAACTGGACAACCAATTAATGCCCCTGAGATTTTGGGTCGTCGGGCAAAGGGAACGCTAATTGAAACAGCCTTGGGTGTCGCGGTTCCTAAAGCCGTTGAGAAGGTAATTCAAATGGGGCGCACACGATCCGCTCTTACATCTAACATTGAAGCATTCATGGATGAGGGTAAGGCAGCTAAACAAGCTCTTCAAGAACAAGGTTACAATCCATCCACCTCTGCTGAGTTGGCTGATGTGATTCGTAACGTCAATCCAGCTAAGTTATCATCCGTTGAGGCTGGTGATGCTTTGGCCGAAAGCCTTACGCAAACCGATAAGGCATTACGCGCTCAATCCGTTGGAATGACTGAACAGGCCGCTACATCATTAGAGGCGCGAACACTATCTGAGATAGATCAAGCAACATCTGCTGTACGCCTAGAGCCAGGAGAAGCTGGACTTGCTACAATTGGAGCTGTTAAACAAAACTTCATGGATGCAAAGAAAGCCACTGATGCTTTGTATCAAAGTGCTTATGATGAAATTGCATCTGCGGCTAAGGAAAAAGGTGTTAAAGCAATTGTAAAACTTACCGAAAGCAAAAAGCTAGTTAATCAATTAGAGAACAATCTTCTTAAATCGTCTGAAGTTGTAGAAGCTCAACCAACTGGCATTGTTGACCAATTTGGTCGTCAAGTTATGGGGCCAGAAACAACTACGACATCAACTCTTAGTATTTATCAACCACTGCTCACTGTCATTAAACAAATCAAGCAAGCGGCTGGAACACCTCAAGAACTGCGTGCCGTAAGTCAATTGAGGACAATGATTGGAGAGAAAATTAAGAATCCTTCTGATTTGTTCCCAGGACTTGATGTTGGTACAGCAAAACAACTCTACAAATCTCTTTCTAACGACATAGATAGTTCAGTTGCGGCATTTACTGGCCCAGGTTCAGCTAAGTTGAAGTCTGCTCACATGGCTTATAAGGCCATGATTTCTCCTATTGAATCGAATGATTTGATGTATCGTATTGCCAATGGATTGGTCAATAATCCAGAGGATGTTGTTAAAACACTTGCAAATGGTGGTACGGCTGATTGGGCTGCGGCTAAAGCGGTTATTCCTACAAATACATTTAACAACCTTAAACGCTCTGTTGTTGATAGTTTGATGGGTTCATCCAAGGTTAACATTGGTAATGTTGAAATTGCAGACATTGGTAAGTTGGCTCAGTCGCTTAACGCTATTGATAGCTCGGTTAAGAATACAATTTTTAATGGCAGCAACCGCTGGCAGTTCATTGAGCAAACTGGTCGTCAGGTGAATGCCATGAAGAATATGAATGGCTTATTTACTAGCGAAGCCCTCCCTTCCATTGGTGCTATCAATGAGGCTATGGCTATTGCTGAAAGAGAAGGCATAAACAAGGCTAATAGCTATTACAAGAATGCAATTAAACTAGCTTCTGAACGTAGGTCTAACATGACCTCTTCATTAGTATCTCAAATCAATAATGGTAATACAGTTCACGTTGCTGAACGTCCCGCCGAGTTCTTTGAGGGATTGGTTCTATCTGGTAAGTATCGTCCAGAGTACGTTAAAGGCGTCATTGCCAAACTGCCTCCAGAGCAGCAAAAGAACATTGCTGATACGGCTTTCCAGACACTCTTTGAGAAGGCGCGAGTCTTGGGTCAATCTACCGTAGAATCGGGCAAGAATACATATAGCTTCGATCAGATGCTTAACAATGTGTTCAAGAATAAACAGCAAAGCCAGTCGGTTGAAGCTGTTATTGGCAAGGACAGACTCGATCTCATCAAGAACTGGACTAAATACGAGATTGCAAATAGCATTCTTCAAGCTAAGGCTAGCCAGCAAGGACGCAAGATTACGGGCTTAATTGGTCGTTTGCCATATAAGAACCTCGCTGCGGCTGGTTTCGCTTCTTATGCGCTGGAACAGGCATCTGGTAAGGCTTTCCTAAACAAAGCAACTCCTGCTAACGTAGCTTTGTTCTCGGATGCTCGTTTGCTTCAAATGGCTCCAAGGAAAACTGCGGCTGGGATTGCTCTAATTCAAAAAGCCATGGGCAAGCCTGGTTATGGCGATTATATGCAGATGATGGGAGACTTTAGCCACGATCAACAAATGGCTATCGACGATTATTTGCTCAATCGCTAACCAGCTCCGCAGCAATAGCAATTTCTTCTGGTAGAAAGAATTTAAGTCCGCAGGAAGTTCCTCCAACAACTTCGCATGTGAATGTTCTTTTATCCACATTCTTGGATAGAAAGCGCCATTTCTCTGTTGGTTTAATGAGAAACCACTTATGGTTCTCATCAAAAACGGAAGTTTTGAAATCACCTGGGTCATTTATGAACCAGTAGAGAGGGTCTATTGGGCTGTTTGAGGGAGACATAAATTGGAGCTTTCGACAGGACTTGAACCTGCAATATCCGGCTTACAAAGTCGGCGCTTCACCATTAAGCTACGAAAGCAAAAAACTATTGTGACTTACGCCATTCAACGTAGTCGTTGTAGGCCGTCTGGCTAATCTTGTAATAGCGGCCACAGTCATTACACTTCATCATGTAGGACAGGGTTCCTGCCGCGCTGATGTTCTTCCTGTTAATTCTGACATTGATGCTACCATCAACAGGGCAAGTCCACCTATCGTTGCCAGAAGCCACCCCAACGTGGGTTTTGTGAGGCAGGTAGTATTCCATCTTCTTCCAGACCTCTTGGAGCAGTTCTACATCCTTGGCGCAATAGACGCACATCTGGTTCATAGCCTTAGCATCTTTGTCCAAGACAATCTTCTTCCAGAGGCCAAATTCGGTCTTTATCTTACCGCCCAAGCCTAGATACTTGGCGATGTAGTCCAGCTTGTTAGAATTGAACAGGAACTTGTTTCTAGCCCATTTAAGCGTGTCTATCGTCCGATACTGGGGCATGGGGTCAAGACCGTGGAAAATGGCCCTAGCGCGAATCCAGGGCATATCAAACTTGTCCCCGTTATGAAAGACAATCTCATCGGCTTTGTTGGCAACCTCGATGAACTCTTTGAGGAGCTTCTTGTCGCATTGGTTGCTGTCCCAACGTAANNCCAATGCAAATGATGGCTCGCTCCTTGAGGATGTTGTCATTGTCGATGCGAATGTCGTAGCCAACGCGCCATGAGAGCACGACGTTAGGGGACGTTTCGATGTCGGCGAATAGGCGGTTGATGCGAGGTTTCATTCTTGGTTTTCAATTGTGTGGGAAATTCCCACGGCTGCGAATACGACACAGCATGATAGCAGCATTAAGCCAGCTCCAACAACCATGTGGATGTCCTTGTTAACAACACCTGCAACTATGCAAGCGGCGAATATGGGTACGAGTAGTGCGATCATTTGTTTTTCTTCCTTATCTCCCGCTCTTCAGCGGTTTTAATCTTGTGACAGGTGAT